TTCCTGAAGATGAATAAACTCCAGGGCTCTAATCTATTAGCTTTTCTATTAACTGGAGAACTAGAAGGCAAGAATTTACTTATACTTAATCCTATAAAAGTAAAGAATACGGGAGTAATAACAGGTAACGAAAATATTGATCAAGAGAAAAGCTATGTACAAGTAACAGAATTTTTGTGGGTTGATAATCAGTATACTGTTGTAATGGATAACAATAATCCAGAGAAGATCAAAACAATAAAATACAAAAAAAACAAAACAGATGCCGAGGATCAAGAGATAAAATCAGACAAGGCTGTATATGTGAGACTTGGCGGGACAAAAAGAGATATAAATCAGACAACGCATAGGATGCATAGGGTTTTGACGCAATGCGAGAATGCAAGTAGGGCTGGTTATGATTTACGGATGAACGGCCATTTATTCGGTAAGATAAAACCTGTTTGGACTTTTGATTTTAAAGATCAAAATGCTGATGTTAATGTGAAGGCAGTATCGAAAAATGTTAATTCTAAAGATTATGATATCGGTAGCGGGTATGTAGGCACAGGAGATTTTAAGTATGTAACTCCGCCCGGCGATGGGGTAAATGTACTGCTTAAAGATATCATAGAAAATCTGCGATGGATTGCTACGAATTCAGGCATTCCAATTCATTGGTTATCATACCCGGATTTAATGTCAAATAGAAGCACGGCGGATAATGTTACTAGAATGATGGAATATTCCACTAAAAAAGATAGGCTAATTTGGGAAGAAGCATTTAAAGAGATCATAGAAAAAGCTATGATCATCGCGGTAGAGAGCTTGGGTGCAGATAATGAAATATTAAAAGGAGATTTTGAAATAAAACTTCCGCTTATTGATATGGATAAAGCAATTGAAATGATAAAAGAATTATTTGTATTAGTTCAGGCTAATATCATACCGGATACATATCTGCTTAATAGACTTCCCGGGGCAGACCCCCAACAGATGCGGGCTGATATTGAGGCTCAAAAGGAAAGGGAGAAAGAGGAAATTGATGAAAAGGTTAAAAAGGAGGTTGAATATAGGCAATTAGAGTTGCGAAATAGACTTGATAGAAATCAAGATAAGGTAGATACTATGGATAAGGAGAATATGGATGGAGAACCAGAATGAATTCACTTGCCATTGTAAGACTTTTAAAAAAGAATTATCAGAAAATACCAAAACAGCACAAGCCAAAATGAGGATGATAATCAGGCGTTATGTAAAGACAGATCAAGAGGCTGATAATTTATCAAGGGAAATTATGGAAGCATTAAACTTTTGGAATCATAAAGAATAATAAGGGGGATTTATGAAATATCAGGATATTATCAATAAGATAACAGATAAAACGTTGCAGCAGGTTAAAGGTATTCTGAAAGTAGAATATAAAGAGACGGCTGCTTTAAAGGATTCTATAGGCGCTTCCTTACAAGATTTTACATATCCGGTTTATGTTTATATTCTCACACATGATTATGATAATAGGATAGAGATAGATAATAATCGATGCAAAAAATATAAGAATGGAATTCTGGTAAATCAATATATTCATATTCATTATAAAGGTGGAAAGAAACATAATAGCTATGATTTATGTTTATTGGATGCAATTATAGAATATTTAGAAGATAAAAAAAATACATAAATACGTGTTGACACATTTACAAATTATGGTATAATTATTATTATGAGTATTAAATATCTTGAAATATCAGATCAATCTAATTTACAAAAAGGTGATGTTGTATATTATGGAACACAAAGAAAAGATACAGGGAATATTGGAGATATTTATATGCTGCCTGATAATGCAGGAAGGATTGAGCGTATTACCGTAACGCTCTCTTGCCTTGTCGGTAGGGGATATGTAGAATTTTCTAATTCTACAAGAGATGAAGTTAAAACAAATGCGGCTGAATGGGACAAGGTGTCTTTTGAAGTAGTTGGTAATGATATTCAGAGTGTGACAATTGCGCCTATTACGGCCCTGCGGCTTCATAGGTTGTCTGGGATTGTAAAAATGGAGATAACTGCGCAGTGAGTGGTGGACGCGGAATAACATTAGGGCAAGATCAAGAATTATTTGATCTTGTAACACAATTAAACAGCAAGGCTCCGGCAGATATAGCTCTTCAGGCTACACTATTGCTTGTCCATACTCTATCAGAAACGATAAATGCTAAAACAACGAATCTACCAACCGATCCGGCTGTTGAGTCTCAAATACAAGCAAAGCTTGATCTTATCAAGGCGCAGACTGATATTATAATTACAGACCCGTCAACTGCCACCGCACTAAGTGCGGTTAAAGCTATAATTGATATAATAGCTATTGATACGGGTACTACTATACCGGCACAGCTGTCAGCATTTTCTACGTGTTCAGAAATAATCAAAAATTATTTATATACATGGGAACGGGGGTTCGAGAAGTCAGCAACACCGAATGGTGAAATTCATGTTGCTGTTCCATTAGGTGCCGGAGTTGGTGCATTTCGGATAAACGCTGGAAATAATGATTGGGGTAATTGGGGCTTGCTAATAGGATCAGGTGATACCCCTTTTGAGGCCGGGAAAACTGTTTTCCATGTTAATCAAATATCAATCAGTGCCGCACAGAGAACAGCGACCTATTTTATACAACTTGGATTCGGAGAGACCGGAGCTGAAGCATTGTCGGCTAAAACATATGCTGATATAATATTTACTCCGCAAACAGTACAAGGGAAGCCGGAAGCTTTAACGGTTATAACTAAAAGAGTACCTTCAGGTACAAAGGTATGGGCAAGGACAAAATGCCCAGGGCAAAATTTAGGCACTCTAGATTTATATCCGAAGTTCCATGAAGATGATGCTTGACAATATTTATAAAATATTGTATATACAATTAAAAGGATGAATTATGGAATTAGATAATATTGAGAAAGAAATACAAAGAGAACGTGACTCTAGAAAAATAATTTCTACACATAATATTGTGCCGCCGTACAGGAAAACAGAGAAAAAAGATATTGACGCATTTTTAAAAAAGAATTATCCTGATTCAATAAAGAATAAGGAAAGTAGCGATACAGATATAGTACAGCAGGATAATAAAGATGTGGCAGCGGTGGGAAAAGTACAAATTAAAAAAGAAGATTTAAAAGAAGCAAAGGAATGATGACTAACAAAGCTGACATTATTAATATAAAAGAAGTCATAATGCAGCCCTGTTAGGCATTATATCTCCTTTTAGCGCACGGGGTTTTTATAATTTTTACCCGTGCGCATTTTTTGAAATTAGATGAAGAACCGGATCATAAATATAAAGCTGGTTCTAAATGCCATATTTGAAAGAACATTCTGCAAGGCTTAAAGAGCCCGAAGAATTTGATTCTTTTGCAAGACAATCAGTTACTCCAGGAGTAATACTAATATTAGGTATAAAAAATAATATTAGTACCGCTCAGTCATATAGATTTAAGAAAAGCAAATTTACAACAGAACAAGCAAAGCAATGGCTTTCAGATAATTCTATTGGCTATATAAAATTTGAGCCTGCTATAGAAAAGAAGGAAATCCAATCTTATCAAATAGATATCCAATGCTTTAAGTTAAAGGAATTTTCACAGTCTGAAATTATAGAACTCATTCCAAATGATACACTTTCTAAAATTAAATTAACCGATCCACACCCTTTTTTTACTATCTATTCAATAGCACATGAAGGGATAAGCACGCCAAAAATAATTAATGGGCCACAGTCTAAACCAATTAAATGGATGAAGGCAGCAATTCAGTCAATAAAAAATAAAGTTTTAAAAGGCGTAAAATTTTACAAAGATCATAATACGGATAACTCTACTGATAACCGCAGAGAGCTCGGCGAGGTTATAGTGGATTTACAAAAAGATATAGGTGGGATACTCCACCATCTTGTTATTGGTTATCATGCGCCGAATGTTGTTGAAGAAGTAAAGCAGAATGACGTATGTAGTCAAGAAGGGCTATGGGATTTGGTTGATAAAGGCGTGTCATGGGTAGCAAGGAAATTAGATGCAATCACGGGGATTGCATTAGGTAAAAGCACTGAAGATATTCCGGCTTTTGCTGGAGCGCATAGATTGGGAATGGTTCAGGCTTTTAATAATAATAATTTAGAGAGGTCACCGGGGAGGGACAATATGGCGATAACTCGGGAAGAGTTACTGAATGCAAAAATTGATGATATTAAATGGTTAGTAGAACAAAAAGAATATCATCCAAATCAATTATTTCCTAATAAAGAAATAATGGTAGAAGACAGGGTATATGGTAAAGTTTATAAAGAAGTAGAAAGCTTGGCTGAATCAATAAAAAAGCATGAAGCGGAAAAGGCAGCAATCAAGACTGAACTTGAAAAAACGAAAGATGAACTTGCGAAAAGAGTAATTACGGAAAAGTCTATAATTCGCAGGGAGCAGGAGCAGTCTGCCGCTGAACGTTTCGAGAAACTCTTAACTTTGCAGAAAGCAACGGATACGCAAAAGAAATATGCGAAGCCACGCTTTAGACCGGACAAGATGGAGGATTTAAGCGATGATGGATTGCAGGCACGAATGCTTGAAATTCTTGAAGATTATAAACTTGATGCATCACTAGGAATTCTGAAAGATGAAATAACACAGACGCAAGGCGGAGGGAATCCTGCACCTGGGGGAACCGGGAACAGTGCGGATGTTGATTATACAGATGCAAAGACTAATGAACTTTTAGAGGAAGAATAAGATTCTAAAATTAAGGTGGTGTTTTTATGGCGATTTTTGAACCTAAAGACACAATTGACTATCAGCATGTATGGGATGCTGTTCCCGGTAGTACCACGATTGTTAAAGGTGATCCTGATGTAAAGCAAGATGTTTTCGGATTCTGGCTAAAAGACTGTGAATCGATTACGGAGGAAGTTTGTTTCATTTGGAAGATGCGGCAGGTTGAAGCCGAAAAGGTTGTTGGGAGTGGTTCAGCAATTATATCGGGGGATAGGTTATATTACATTGTATCACAACAGAAAGTCAGTCCAGTTAGTGTCGGAGTACCTGGCACAGATTCTTATTATTGTGGTACTGCATTAAGAGATGCGGGCGCTGATGAGACTGTGGTATTAATGGATTTTGACGGTAGACGTTGGGATGAAACGGTATAAGGAGGACTGAAGAATGATAACATCAATTACACCTAAACCTGAGAATATGTTTAAATTTGCCGATATGCTTAAGGACTATTATGAAACAAAAGATTCTGAGAAACTTTTAAAAGTTAAAGGCGTATTGCAGGCATTTGTAAACAAGCCCAACAAAGAACGCGCGAAACAGATACAGGCTATGTCGGCTAAGTTACAGGCATTCGGAGTTTCTACTGATTTTACTCAGCTGCCTCGCGGTTTTTTTGATCTCACTGTTGAATCAACAAATTTTGATCTTGCATGGCAATTGGCATTTAAGGAAGTACAGAAAGACCCGAACATCCCATCATGGACTATTTATAATGCATATAATGGGATAACTTTTCACAAGGTGCCTGAAGGCGATAGAATCCAGGTTGATAGTATTTCCGGTGATCATGTGACGGTTGAAATCGATTATTATGGGGGAGCACTGGGCTTTACTGATAAGATGATTAGATATCGCCAGGTAGCTGCTATGGTTAATCAAGCAGAGGCTTTTAGAAATAAACTTTATGCGGACAAGGCGAATAACCATTATTCTCTTTTAGCTGCGGCTGCTGCTCTTAATGTTACTACATATCAGGGAGTTGTAGCGGATGGGCCATTACAGAGGGATATTCAGACCATTAACCAGGCGGCTTTCACTTTGACAAATCGGAACAAAGATAAAGGCTATGGCGATATGGCCCAGGCTAATTTAATTTTGTATGCTAACCCCAGAGATAAGAATCGAATCCTTGCAGCTTTAAATGCTACTACTGCTATGATTGCAAGTGCTGGCAGGACAGGCGATGTTGTGAATTACACAATAACTCCGCAATGGACTTTTAACTCTAATATCGTAACACGCTTCCCGATTCTGGTAATCCCTGGCAATCAGATTCAGAGGGCCGAAGATATGGCGCCGACTACATATACAGCGGCAAAAGATGTTCTCACGCTGAATGAGACTATTGCAGTATGGACTATTTATGGTGCTGCTGTCGGTGATAGTGATCAGTGCGAAACGATAACACTTGGGTAATATATGGCATTAGTTCTTAATGAGAATTCTTGGGTAACTGTTGTACAGGCAAATACATATTTTGCAGATCAATGGGGTGCAGACGCTTGGGCAACGCTTACTAATACTCAAAAGGAACAACTACTAATATCAGCATATCGGTGGATAAAGTCTTTAAAGATATTGACAATATCCACCGTAACTGATAAATTACGTAATGCACAATGTGAAACAGCATGGTATATATATAAGTATAAGGCAGACCACGACAAGAGGGCTGCCTTATACAATCAGGGTGTTACTGAGTTTGAGGTATTAGATTTTAGAGAATTGTTACATGGTGCGCGATTCCCGGATTATATAATGGAATTACTTGATAATTATATATCATCGGGAACAGCACAGATTGTAACTGTAACGAGAGAATTAGATTAGGAATGGCAATAGAATTAAATTTTGATAGCTTATCAGATGCACTGCTACAAATCAATGATGACATTATTTCAATTGTAAATAAGATCAAATCAACAAAACAATACGATAATATTTTTTGGCAGGAAATTGATAAACAAATTGAGAAACAATATGAACGGTTAAGGGAGGTAACTGCGCAATGGGTTGATTCTGAATTGCCTAATGTATATCAACAATTACTTAACGAACAACTTACAGAAATTAAATATCAAACATTACCAGCATTAACGCAATATAATTATGATTCATTCATAAATAGCAATCTTGCTGAGCAGGGTATAAATACAATAATCAATGATACTTTACAGACATACTTTAAAGGATTTTTAAAAGGAGAGCAAACGCTAAAGCAGCTTGCCAATTTAACGCAAATTATAAATATGAGCGAAAAAGAAATTGCAGGATTGATTGCTGAAGGGATAATGGAGAAAGGCAGTGCCCAGGCATCATATAAAAAACTTAAGGATGCCATGCTTGCCAAAGCAGATGACGGAAAATTTATTACCATCATAAACAAAAACGGTAAAGAAATTCATTATGGAATTAAAGAATATGCAGAATTAGTTACAAGGACTAAAATGCAAGATTTAAATGCCCAGGCGGTACTTGATACGGCTGCCGGGATATCGGCTGATTTAGTTCAGATATCTTCTCACAATACTAGTTGCCCAATATGTGCTCCATATGAGGGGCAAATATATTCTTTATCTGGAAAAGACAAAGATTTCCCAATGCTGCCGGATACCACTCCTTTTCATCCCAATTCTTATGATGAAATAACAGAAATATATACCAAACAGGGATGGAAATTTATAAAAGATTTAGATAAAAAAGATATCTGTCTGTCTTTAAATCCTGGCACATTAAATCTTGAATGGGCAAATATTGATTTATTACATAAGCATTATGTAAAAGAGATGATAGAATTTAAAAGTAAATATTTAAATTTGCTTGTTACAAAAGATCATAATATGTTCTATCAAATAGATTATAATTCACGAAAACATAAGGGAAAATTTCAATTTATAAAAGCAATTGAGTTATTACAAACACGAAAAGGAAGGTTTTTCGCGAGTAGTGATTGGATAGGAAAGAAAAGCAATCTATCAAAAGATTTTATAGAATTTATGGGATATTGGTTAAGTGACGGAAGTATAACTAGTCATTCAAAATCTACAGATATTGTTTCTATCGCACAAGACAAAACAAAAAGCAAGGAAACATATCAATTGATTTTGAAGTGTATTAAAAGAATAACGAATTCTCATATTATAGAGAGTGATTTACAAATAAGATTTATAGATATGGCTATAAGTAACTATTTAAAACAATTTGGGAAATGTACAGAAAAATACATTCCAGAAGAAATATTAGGTGCCACAAAAGAAGAAATTAAAATATTTTTGGATGCCTTTATAAAATGCGATGGATACAAGAGAAAGCGGAAATCTGATTTTTTGGGTTATATTGCAGAAGAAAAAATATATTTTACTACTTCTATAAAAATGGCCTATCAGATAGGAGAATTGATTTTAAAAGTCGGTAAAAGACCTAGTTTCAGTATAGACAAAGTTAAAGGAGAAATAAGACAATTTAAGAATGGGGAATATCAAATTAATAACGATTTATTAAGAATAAGGGAATGCAGTAATCGGTTCTATTCTCTCCAACGTATAAAAAAACAAATTATTATATTCAATAATTTTGCATATTGTGTTACTCTTAATAAAAATCATGTTGTATATATAAGAAGAAATGGGCAATGCGTATGGTCTGGTAATTGTATGCATTCTATGTCAATAACTTTTAGAGAAGCATTATCCATAGAGGGGACATTGAATAAATATATAGAATTTTCAGAAGGTAAAATTGATAAGCCACCAAATAATAAAGCATTTATACCGCTTGATAAAAGGGAATATACATGAGACAGATATTAAGTATAAGAGATGGGAATATTAGAATAGATCAACAACCGATAAGAAGTAAGAAAAATTGTATCTGTTTGTCAGATATTAAACCAGTAGAAAACAAGATTAATAGGAGTAATAAATATTGTATAATGAATGATGATATCCCATTCATTAAAAAACAAATAGCAGAAAGGATTGCGAATGAGGGGAAAATAGATCAGTTATGGCAGAATCTTATTGAACAAGGTGCACTCAAGAAAAATAATAAATTAACAAGGGCTGAATATATGGAAGTAAGAGATATATGGAAAGATGAGCCTTGCTATGTTGTCGGTTGCGGGACTAGCCTTGAAGAATTTATAGAAAAATTTGGATTTGATATCTTGAAAGATAAACACACAATAGGTATTAACCATATAGTTGAGGATTGGGACGGATTCGAGTGGTTGATGTTTCTTGACAGGCGATTTATCAATTTGACAACATATAATCTTGAGAAATTCCCTGGTAGGATTTTTGCAAGAAATAGCACAGGCTTTGAGAATAGGGCTTTTGATTTTTTGTTTAAAACTACAAGTCAAAAGCCAACACTAGATATTAATGATGGATTATATAATAGCAACCTAACCGGTTTATGTGCTTTACATCTTGCAATAATAACAGGCGCTAATCCTATATATCTTCTCGGTATAGACTGTGGCGGCGGTACACCTAAAAATTATCATTATAAGGATGACTATCCTGGAGAAGTTGAAACAGAGGGCGGGAAAGTCAAGGTAGAGAAATATAAAGGGACGGCGCCTTTTTTCGATAGTTTTAGTCCTTGGGAAAATAGAATAATAAATTTGTCTGATATAAGCAATATACAGGCATTTAAAAAAGAGAACCTTGTTGAACATTTTTCTAAACTTCAGAAGAAAAAAATATCTGTATTGCAGAAGCCGACTATTTGTCATATAATTGGTATGAACGATATGGATAGTATGGGTGATATATCAAGACATGTATATAATATGGAATATGGGAATCATATATATAGTAATATAAATAACCCTGAACATCCTCGCGCTGATATATACTTAGTTGAGAGTTTTTTAAGAAATTTTGAGAAGTATAAGAACTTTGAAAAACCAAATCCAAATGCTAAAGTAATTTCTCTTATTCATACGTGTAAACCTTGCACTTATGCGGACAATAGTGATGTTGTTGTATTTCTTACAGAGGCATGGAAGTCATTATTTGATTATTCTAAAATTAAAAAAAGTGTTGTGATTCCAGGGGCGATAGATAATAATTTGTTTGGGAATCCTGAGCCAGACTATAGCCTGCATACATTCGGCAGGATAACGAGATCGGGGGCTGCCAAAATACATCCCGAATATTATAGTATGGTAAATAATATATTAGAAAAAGATAAGCTTGCAAAATGTATAATGATAACGGATAATCCGGATAAGATTAAACATATAGAACATGATAGGCTAGAATTCGATAAATCAATCAAGATAAATGAATCAGAAAAAAAAGCAAATAGGTTAAGGGATTTGTCTTTATATATACATGCACATAATGGGTTTACTGAGATATTTAGTATGGGAATATTAGAAGCCATGTCTACCGGGCTGTGTGTAATAGTCAATGAGAAACAAGACAGTATGAAAGAGCAGCTCGGCGGTACTGGTATTTTCTGCAATTCAATAAAAGACATGGAAAATAAAATACTAGAATTATTGCCGGATACTGATAGAAAGAAAGAATATGGACAAAAAGCTAGGCAGAGAGCGAAAGAATTTACAATTGAGCGTATGCAAAGATCATATGAAAATCTTTTCAAAGAGGTGTTAAATGATAGATAAATCATATTATGATGATCAGGCATCGAAATTTAAAGATGACCCGCCTTCTAATTTTGATAGTCCACGAAAAGAATCTTATATCAAATTTATAATAGATCATATAAAATTAGATAAAAATGCTGCTATATTGTTAATGGCTTGTGGTAATGATGACGAAAAAAAAATATTCATGCGATATGGTTATAAAAATATAACAGGAATAGATTTGCATCCAGGTAATGGAATACTGAAAATGGATATGCATAAATTAGAATTCAATAACAATCGATTTGATCTTATTTCTTTTTCTCATTCTTTTGAGCATACATTCGATCCTGGAATAGTACTAAAAGAAGTTAACAGAGTATTAAAGCCCAATGGTTATATATGTTTTGAAATACCTACTCATTTTAAACCCAATAATATTGATAGGTTCGATTTCATAGATTATAAAACTTTATATGAGTTTGTTAATAAGTATTTTCCTGCTGAAATTGTATATGGAAAAGATTTTAACCATGCAGAACCAGAGAATTATTGTTGGGGTGATTGTTGCAAACTAGTTATAAAGAAGGTGAATAAATGATTTTCCCGGAACGTAAAGGTAATTTTATTCAGGGCCTATATGATATGATTAAATATATAGGCAATACTAAAAATATGTCAATTATAGAAATAGGCACATGGACAGGGTGTTCAACTGAAATATTCTGCAAGAATTTTAAATCGGTTATAACGATTGATCCTTTTGATAATAATGTTGATTGGTTTAGCAAAAAATATGATATGCAAAAAGTATACGAATTTGCTGTTCAAAGATTGTCTAAATATGGTAATATTGAAATTATAAGGGATTATAGTTATAATATTAAAGATAGATATGCAGATATTGTTTATATTGATGGATCACATGAATATCCAAATATAAAAAGGGATGCCATTGCATATACGGATCATGCCAAATTATTTATTGCTGGCCATGATTACCATAAGAAATTTCCAGGTGTAATAAGGGCAGTAAGCGAAATATTCGGTAAGCCCGAAAAGGTTTTTAAAGATACGTCATGGATATTTAGAAAGCGGGAATGTGCATAAATGAATACATGCTTGTACTTGTTATTTATTTATTATAATATAGATGGTAAGGATTGAATAATAGTATGATAGAAGAAATTATAGCGGATTCTAATTTACCTAAATCATGTAAAATAGGAAATCATAATATAAAAATAATATATAAAGACAAAGTAGTAGATCAAGATAATAAAGAACTTTATGGTATATTGTACCCAGATGATAATATTTTAGAGATAAATAAGTCTGAAAGTTTATATAGGATGAAACATTCTATATTACATATGTTTATCAGGTGTATAGAGGAAGAAGAATTCCAATATACTTTAACTAAAACGCATGTTGATATTTTAGCCGATAGGCTTATAGAAAACATTCGAGAAAATAAAGAGTTGTTTAATTGGATATTTAATAAGGAAACAAAATGA